AGTGTAATGCTAATCGGTCCAATCATTTAACAGCAAAGCAATAAGTTACCATATCAGGATCAAGAATATCTTCAAGTTCACTTACAGTTTCAGTAAACCCTTCAGAACCTTCCTTATCCCATTTCCAATTTACAGTCTTGTCATACCCCTCATCATCCACGATGTTGATCGATCGCTTTGAAAAGTTGACAAAGACATGTGCGAGATTGGTGCTCATGTGAACTCCTGACTACCTATGTAGTATAGCATGAGCATCAAGGTCTGTCAAGCGATCAGTTGATAAAGACAGTCTTACCAAGGATCAGAACTGCTGCCTTTGCCTCCAAGAGCATACCAGTGCCACAGGTGATTGTTGCTGCAAGACTTGCATTCATTACCATTGCACCTGCTGCAACATTAACATTATAGAGACCAGTAGTTACATTACAGTTATAACCTGTTGCACCACAAGTCAATGAATAAGGTCCCGCTGGGTTGACAATAGTATATCTGGGAATAGTATCTGCACCGATACTAGCAGGTGTCATGACAGTCTCAACAGAACCACCAACAAACCTACGAATACCAGTCAAACCAAGAGATAATGGTGATGGTGGAGAGTTGATCATTTCAACCAAATGTGGTGTAACCAATTCAATAGAGTTATCACCACTAATGATAGTTTCTGCTCCAGAAAGAGATAACGAACCACCACTAGTCTCAAATACACTGCTTGTAAATTTAGAAGAAACAGATCCTACATTAAATTCAGCACCTTGAACCTCAAACTTAGCACCAACAGTATTGATATCAACGTCAGATCCAAAACGAACCGTGTGTTTTTGAACTTTATCGCTTTTCTTTTCACCCTGATTATCTGCAATTTTAGGTGAACCTTCGGCACCAAAGAAGAAACCGCCACCAACTTCAATGTGACAATCACCAGTAATTTTTAAGCGATAATCTCCTTCAACATTTACTACATGATCACCAGAGACCTGTTTACATTGATCCCCGTGTGTTTCTTCTGTATAGTTACCTGCATAGGATGTATGATCAGCAACCAATGATCCATTATCACCTTTATTATCATTACCTGCTTTTACAGCGGCATCTACTGCTTTTTCCAGTTCATCAGCTTCTATATCAGGATTTTGTTTCCTGATTTCTTTACGAGCATTGTATTTAGAATACTCGTTTTGATTTAATTTGACAGATGTTGTTGTTTTTCCACTTGCAGACCTTTTTACACTTGCCTGGCGACCAGGTGTGCCAACAAACATTTCATAAGAACCATCTAAGAACGTCTTGGCAGCAGTCAGATAAGGATCTGCTTCATTAAAGATATTGTCAAATAAACCACCAGATCCTGCGTCACCACCACAAGTACCTCTACTCTTTCCTCGAATTTTATTAATCTTATCAAGTTCTTCGGGAGTACAATGAGTTACGCCAAATAAAGGATACCAACCTACAGTATCTTTACCGCCATCTGGTTCACGATTACATCCACCAGTAGCAAATTTAATGAATAGTGCGATCAAACCAGTAATGCTACTGATACCCTTTTTAAGAAGATCGGTTCCTGCTTCAAAGATTTCACTACCTGCTTTCCATGCTTCAATGATTTCTTGTGCTTTACCAATACCATCGACAATAGTTGAGACGGTATCAACAATCCCAAGAACATTATCAAGAAGTTTTTGAACTTGACAAATAACACTATCGATAGTTGCTTGCACACCTTGCATAACCATCGTTGCTTTATCAATAAGTCCATCAAGGAAGCTATCAAGAAAACCAAGAATAGTTCCTACAGGATCATCAATAAAACCAATTATCTGAGAATCAATATTACAGAGAGCTTTTAAGATTGTGCTAACTGCTGATTGCACTGCTGTAAACACAATAAAGGGGGCACCAGTTGCACCACCTAGAATATTAACAAGTTCCAACTCTTCTGCAAGGTTAGCAAGTGATTGTCTCATTGCAGAAACTACTTGAGCAAACACACTACCTAAGAAATTTTGAATTCTTACGGTAAGTTGTTTTGCTGAAACTAATTTACCAGTGACAACTTCTAAAAACTCACCATCTTCAGCACGAATCAAAGAACCAGCATGATCTGCAAGATCTTCCAGAAGATATGATAATTGATACTCTAAAGTTTTCCAAGGACCGCCAACACCATTAGCAGCAGGAATTGGTTTTTCTGGACTTTTAGGTTTGGTAGGATTTCCTTCACTACCTGCCATAACGGTGCCCGAGTTATTTGGGGAACCTGCACCAGAAATAGCATCCCTACGATTTTCACCTTTTTGATTAGGAAGATCTACAGTATTATCCTGTTTTGCTCTATGATATCCTTCTTCCTTAGTAGTTGCCATACTGGAGTTAGGATTTCCAGGTGCCATTGTTGCAACGTTAATACCAACACCAGGTTCCATCTTTTCGCCAGTAAAGGCAAAAATCTTCTTATCCATGCTCTCCGCAGATTTCTTAACCCTCATAACACCGATAACAATCGGCATCTGTGCGGATTCGCCATCCATGAAGAAACCCATGACAATCGCACCAGGTTGCAGTTGACCAGAACTTTCACCCTGACCATCGTTACCTGGTTGACAAGTATGCTGCAACACTGTTGCCCATGGGAGATTT